AATGGTGTTTCTATTTTATTTTTCAAAGAATCTGTCATTTCCATACGTAAAGAATTAAAAAATTGTTCCATAGTTATTGCGTTTAAAAAATCTTGATATTTAGCATCTATACATCTGTTTAAACGATCATCTCCATAAACCGGATCTGATATGTGGTCATGAAATTTCAAAAAATCCGGCTTATAACCATTCTTATTCATCTCTCTATAGTACCACATCGCAGTGTATACTCTATTTACTAAACTATTAAATATTGCCGTTAACCAACAACCTGATGGTAAAGAGTGTGTTAAAATCCAAGAATCATCATTTACTACAACTACATTGTAAGCAATATTCAACAAAATATTTCTAGCTGCTTGCCCACAAGAACCTTTATAATACTTCAAAATCTTTTCCGCTACCATTATTTGGACCTGCACTCTCATACATTTATCATATTTACCTATATCACCACCCCAGCATCTGCCTCCTTGCATACGTTGGTACAATTTAGGCCACTCAGAAAAAGGATTCAGTCCAATCATAATTTCATTAAACCATCGCTCGCGAACTATTTTCTTAACCATTTTACCAAAACATTTCTTAGTTAAAACTTGCATAGATACGGGACTCACTCTAAAACTTCTAGGTTCTTTCTTCTCAGTATTACGCAATTCGTCCTTAAGAATTTCTGACCAAGCGATATCTTTAATATCAATATCTCCTGTTGTCATCCTTTTTTCAAATTCATCATACAAATCTTTAAAAGTCGGTTTAAAGACACCTTTTTCAAAATCGAAACAATCTAACTTGTCTTTAATTGGAAAAATACCATTTGATGATTTTTTATTAATCGGTGCTAATAAATCATCACCCTTCACTATTTCATATTCATTCAAATCATCGAAATCTTCAAAATAAAGGTCCAATAAATCACTAGCAAAATTTAATTCCTCATCCTTTACAGGGCCTATCGGAATACGACTCGATTTAGACACGTCTTTCACTGTGTGTGGCCCATACACACTTAAGTTTGCCGGTTTCCTACTAATTTCAAACACACCATACAATGGTGATTTTACGAAATTACTATTTTTTGGTACAAAAACACTCATATCTGTATTTAATTTTAAACCACTACAATTACTGACTACTTTGTTGTTAATTTCCGCACTTAATTTTAAACCATTATCAACACTAGACA